AATGTGTATGAATCCGAATCAGGACATGCACTAGAGTTTGATGATACCAAAGGCGCAGAGCGAGTTCATCTTTATCATCGCTCAGGTTCTTATACTGAATGGGGACCAGAAGGTGATCGTGCTGAACGAATACAAAGAAATAAATTTGAGGTTGTGATTGGAAATGAACAAGTATATGTTAAAGGCGATGTTACTGTTTATATCGATGGAAATGCTACGGTAGAAGTTGGAAAAAATTTAAACGCTACAGTAAAAGGAAATTTAACAGGAAAAGTTAACGGTAATCTTTCCGCTGATGTTGGTGGATCAGGAACAGTGAAAATTGGAAGCAGTTGTTCATTGCAAACAGGCGGTAGTTTTTCTGCAAAAATTGGTGGATCATGTACGATTGAATCAGGAGGTAACATGAAATTTACTGCACCAAGAGTTGATATTAACTAAAATGGATCACGAATTTATTATATTGTTGAATGGCGAACTGAAAACTTATACACGTTACGAAGACATTCCAGATAAGTTTGATAACTTAATTAAGTTCTTACCAAAAACACCAGAGCCGCCGCACACACATGAACAACATGAAGAAATAGATTCGTGGATGGATAGATTACAGGAGTTGTTAAAACGAGAAACAAATGGCAATTGAAATTTTTCCGCCTAGATTTCCTGATGCGCTGAGAAATAAAAATTTTACTTTGACGGTTACTGCAAAAGGTGTACAGTCAGGAGTAATTGGCGCAGGTGGTGGAGGTGGTGGAAGTGGAACTTATATAATTGAAAAAGTTACAGGAATAAGTGCAACCTTGTCTGGCGATACTGAACCAGATTTAAAGATAACTCCTGGAGAAACGGCAGATAGTTTTATTATCTCTGGTTTTTATCAAAAAGGTTTTTCTGATTCAGCAAAATTCATTACAAAAGAAGGCAGCACCAAAACTGAAACGGCAACAACAGTCATAAGTTTAAGTAACATTTTACCTAATAAAAATATTATACTTTATCAGCCATCAGATATAACAAGCGTAACACGAACTTTTACCATAGTAGTTACATATACTGGAATCACTTCAGGACTTACTGAAACTTTTACTATTAATCAAATCGTTCTTAATGATATACGAAACCATACATCTTACTTACAATCGTATTATGGTAACACAAATCCTTTTATTTTTTCTCCCGTGTTTTCTGGCGGTGCAGATGGAAAACCTGTGATTTGGACAAACGCATTAGGAAAAGAAGTTAAATGGACAGCGGAATAAACAAATGACAGTACCAAAGACTTTTGCAGACAAAAGCATCTCTGTAGGACTAGGAGATTTAGATACAAACTTTACTTATCTTGAACAAAGATTGGATAATGTTGTTACATCAAATGTGACATCGAATTCAAACGTCAGCACAGGTAATGTTATTGCTGGTAATGTTTTTGTTAGTGTAAATGTCAGCACAGGTAATGTTGTCGCTGGCAATGTTTTTGTTACTACAAATGTGATTTCGGGTAACGTTTACACTAACGTTTCAAATACCGTAAATGTTATTATACGAGATTTGAGTACAACAGGTTTGGATTTAACTACAACCGCATGGTCAGGCAGCCCTTCTACTGTTAGCACGAATGGAACAATACAATTCAATAAAAATTCTTTATACGCCACAGTCGATAAAACACAAGGAGTAGGTTATGTTCCTTCAACACAATTTAGATATCTAACATCAAACACTATATTTGGTGCGGGTGGTTTTATAAGCACAGCAGAATTGCCATTCATGGGTAACAGCAACGGTGTAATGCTAACTGCAAACAGTGCATATGAAATAGAATGGCAGCTATATTTTCAAAAAATAACAGCGGGTACTGTAACATTTAATATACGATTTAGAAGTGGTTCGGGTGCTGGTTCTGGCGTAAATCCTCAATTAGTAAACGCAACATACGTTGGTGGTGCAGCAAGCGTTGTTGCTGCCGCATGTACAGCAGGAAGAATAATTGGCACCGCTGATCCATTCACTCTTCCAGTAACACCTTCTTTGACAGATAATACACTCTACGCATTTAATATTAAAGCTTTTGTTATAACAAATTCCATTACATCAGGTAATTGTTATCTGTCAGTTTCAACAAGCGCGGGTCGTGTAACACCGAATACTGGAAGTTATATGAAAGTAACTAAGTTGCCCCGCAGTAACGTAGGAGTATTTTCATAAATGCCAGCAGCAACAAGAGTAGGAGATTTAGACGTAACACATTGTTCACCGCCATCAAGAGCGCAAGGTTCAGGTAGCGTTTTTGTGAACGGTAGACCATGGTCATGTCAATCTCATATTAATACACCACATTTACTTCCTGTTCCAGGAATTCCTTGTCCTGTTCATGTGGCACCTATAACAAAAGGCTCATCGACTGTTTATGTTGAAGGTCTTCAAGCTGGAAGAGTCGGAGATCCTGTCACTGGATGTACAGCAGTAGCGCAAGGATCGGAAAATGTTTTTGTTGGAGGTTGAATAAATAATAAATGGCTACCACTATCACAACATCGAATCCAAAAATTTCTTCGGAAAGAGGTTTTAAAGACCTTGATTTGAACTTTAACATGCATCCTATTAAAAAAGACGTTACAAAAAATATTAATGAGTATGCAGTAATCAATTCCGTAAAAAATTTAATGTCTTTAAGTTATTACGAAAAACCTTTCAGACCAGAAATTGGAAGTGGTTTACGAAGCTTATTATTTGAAAATGTTGATCCAATTGTGGCAGAACAAATTAAAACAGCTATAAATGACACAATTTCAAACTATGAACCTAGAGTAAGTATTTTAAGTATCAGCGCAACAGGATATCCTGAAGATAATGGATATAGTATTTCTTTATCTTTTTTTATCATCAACAATCCAAATCCAGTTACGATTGATTTCTTTTTAGAGAGAATTAGATAAAAATGGCAGACCGTCTAAGAGTAACCGAACTTGATTTTGATTCAATCAAGGAAAACTTAAAAACATTTTTAAATCAGCAATCCGAATTTACTGACTATAATTTTGAAGGATCTGGTTTGAATATTTTGCTTGATGTGCTTGCATATAACACACATTATCAAGCGTATTATTTGAACATGATTGCCAACGAGGCTTTTCTTGACACAGCACTTTTGCGCGATTCGGTAATATCACAAGCTAAAACTTTAGGTTACATACCTTATTCTAGAAAAGCGCCAAGAGCGTTAATTAACTTTACAGTAAATACCGCGTCAAATGTTGCATCAACAATGACGATTCCAAAAGGATTTAGATTTTTATCAGAACAAATTGATGGAGTCAGTTATGGATTCGTAACACTACAAGAGTTAAAAGTTACTAAAGCGAATAATGATTTTTCTTTCTTTAACATACCGATTCATGAAGGACAGTTAGTAACTTACTCGTATGTTCACGATCAAGCTTCTAATCCTAAACAAGTGTTTGTTTTGCCTGATGCGGAAGCGGACACCACAACCATTTCAGTAACCGTTCAACCTTCAGTATCTAATACCGAAATTGAAATCTATAATTTAGCCGACGACTCAAGTAATACATCGACTCAATCAAAAGTTTTTTATCTACAAGAAGATAAAGCACAGAGATATTCAATTTACTTTGGTGACAATATTATAGGTAAAAAACTCTCAGATGGTGCTGTTGTAAATATTAATTATCTTGTTACAAATGGAGAAGTTTCAAATAAAGCGAATAACTTCATTGCCACACAGACATTAGTTGATTCGAATGGACAATCTCATTCAGATTTTATTATTGATCCAGTAAGTGAAGCTTCTGGTGGAGCTGAAAGAGAATCTGTTGACAACATTAAATTTGCTGCACCTCTTTTGTATACATCTCAAAATCGTTTGGTAACTTTTTCTGATTATGAAGCATACATTACAAAGAAATATCCGCCTATAGACTCTATTTCCGTGTGGGGTGGTGAAGATGAATCTCCACCAAAGTTCGGAATCGTTTATATAGCACTAAAACTAAAAGAAAATTATTACTTGTCTGAAACTGAAAAACAAAAAATTATAGACGAAATTATTAGACCTAAAGCGATTGTTGCTATTCAAGCGATTATTAGTGAACCAGAATACTTATACTTAAAATTAGCATCAACCGTTAGATACTATTCTAGAAAAACAAATAAAACGGAAGATGAAATTAAGACCATGATTCGTAATGCGATATTGACATATAAGACAACTAACTTGGATAAATTTGCCGCGCAATTTATTTTATCCAAAGTCCAAGATTCTATAGATAAAGTTGATCAAAGTTCGATTATTGGTTCAAGTGTTAATGTTCGTTTAGAAAAAAGATTTAATCCAACTTTAACGGCTTCTACTCCATACACAATTAATTTTAATGTGCCTTTACGTAGAGGCACAATTGGTAACAAATTAACTTCAACGTATTTTATTGTTGCAGATGTTAATGGTATAGATCGTTCGGTCCAGTTTGATGAAATTCCTCAGTCTTTTTCTGGAATCTCATCAATTCAAGTTACGAATCCTGGAACAGGATATATAACTCAACCAACAATTACGATATCTGGTGATGGTGTTGGTGCGAATGCGGCAGCGGTAATTGTAAACGGAAAAATTGAAAGTATAAAGATTGTAAATCGAGGAATCGACTACACACGTGCCACAGTTTCAATTGTTGGTGGAAGTGGATCAGGAGCAACAGGTGTTGTGATAGTTGATGGAAAAATAGGAACAATCCGAACTGTTTACTACGATTCTTTTGCTCAACGTCAAGTGGTTAATTCAAATGCTGGAGAAATTAATTACGAAACTGGTGTAGTTTCGATTTCAAATATTGTTATTAAAGATGTCAATTCTGTCGATGGATTAATTCGTGTTTCGATTGAATCGGAAAAAGATATTATAAGTTCTTCAAAGAATACTATTCTTACGTTAGATGCGGCCGATCCAACTTCAATTAGCACAACTTTAGAGACAATATAAGAGTATAAGTGATGTCAATTTCTGATTTAAAAACATCGGTACTTATTGAAACGCAAATTCCAGAATTTGTTAGGGACGATCATCCAAAATTTGTTGCGTTTGTAAAAGCATATTATGAGTTTTTGGAAACTCAAGCAAACACTTCAGCGACTTCAAATAATCTAATTTCAACCGCAAAATCTCTGAGAGATATTCGTGATGTTGATGAATCAATTGAGAAGTTTGAGAGAAGCTTTTATAATACTTTTGCAACATTAATTCCAGTTGAAGTTCAGTCAAACAAAGCTTTGTTGTTTAAGCATTTGGCAAACATATATCGTTCCAAAGGTGCCGAAAGTTCTTTTAAACTTCTTTTTCAATTAATTTATGGTAAAGATATTGAAGTTCTTTATCCTAGAAATAGCATTCTTCGTGCATCCGCAAGTAAATGGGAAGTAGATAGTAAACTTAGAATCAATAATGATGTTTTCAGTCGTTACGTTGCAGACGGAACAACTAGAGTTTTTTATCTAGTAGGAAAAATAGAACCTGAAGAAATAAATGTTTATGTCGATGATGTTTTGAAAACAATTGACGTTGACTATTATATTAACAAAGAGTATCGTCAATTAGTATTTTTAAATATTCCTGCCAACAATTCTATTGTAAAAGTAAGATATGAAAATCTAAATCCAATTGTTTTAGGTAATAGAAAAGTTGTGGGAGTATCTTCAGGTGCTTATGCCATTATTGAAGATGCGATTAGAAGAACATCTTCCGACACGTTTACATTAAGTCTTCCTATTGATTTACTCATCAATCCAAACACTCTACGCGGATCATTTTTAAATGGTGAAGAAGTATCAATACCCATTGTTGATGAAGTAAATAATGTAATAGTTGATGTTCGTGCTTCGACATATTCAATCG